ATTGAAGCAGTTGCTGCTGCCCCAACACCACCACCACTATAAATTGTTATTCCTGGTGCGGAAGTATAACCAAATCCAGCATTTGTTAATAGAATTTCTTTTATTGAACGAACACCAGCAACTGCTGTTGTTATGGCAACTGCTGTTGCAGTTCCACCTGATACTGGTGAATCATCAAACTGGATGATTGGTGATGATGTGTAACCATTTCCATCATTATTCAAAAATACTTCTCTTACATAACCAGTATTGATAACAGGGGATACTGATGCAGTCTCACCAATTCCAGCAAGTTTTAGTGTGGTAATATAACCTTCATCTTGAATTTGAGTATCTATTTCATCAACAGATGTGTTAATAACTTCGTCTTCATATTCAAAGAGTTCACACTTGAGTTGATAGACGTAGTTTTTGCCTAACTGATAGAAAGGATCTTCGTGTTCTACAAATTTAACTTCAAATAATCTTTGTCCAAAAGGAAAATAAATTAAATCACCTTCTCTTGGTCTACCAGATACAATAATTTCATCATCACTTTCTCCCTCAAGAAACATTGCGATAAAATCATCAAATCTTTCTTTTGATATTGTAATTGTCAACTCATCTCTAAGTGACATTCCAAATTTAGTTAGAATATCTCCAGCACCAGAATGTCCTTCATATGTGTTGACATATGCTTCAATAGTGTAGTTATCATCAAATTTGGAAGTTTCAACTTCGTTTAATATAGTATCTCTATTAACTATCTTTCTTGGAATGTAGGTAACATCAACCCCATACATTCTAAGTTGCTCATTAATTAGTTCTTGAACAAGTCTTTGTTCCGACTGAGAACCTTGTAGAAAAAATGGGTTTAACATTATCCAATAAGATCTAGAGGTGGTAATTCGTGCTCAAGCATCATTATTTGCTTGAGTTGTTCTATTTCTTTTTCAGCATCTTCATAAATTTCTCTACCATTTAATTCAATACCACCTGGCAATTTAACTCCCCTAAATTTAATTAAATTTTGTCCCCACTGGCGTTTGATTAATGATGTTAGATATTTTTTAACAAAACTATCATTATAAACTTGAGTAAATGAATCTGGATCAAGTGCTCTATAACAATCAATAACTAAAAAGTCTCCAGCATTTTGTGCATTCCAATCAATATCAAGATACATTCTATCTTGACGCTTATTAAATCTGATTTGCTTATCAGTTGTTAATAAGAAATCAATATCTTCCAAATAACTCTTAGTCATTGCATATTGTAATAACTCAACAGAATTAAAGTAATTTAGATCGTTTAAAAATAATTGATATTTAATACTGAACATCCCACCAGAGATGCTGCTAGTATCAAATTTAAATATCTTTTCAATCCCAATAACTGAATCTGGAACTTGAATAAAATTAGAATTTTCGTAAAAATTTGATGTGAAAGATCCAGAACCACTATCTACAGAAGTTGCTGTGGTGGTTACAATTCCAACACCAGTCGTTCCGTTTGCTCTTCCCCTGTCAATATCTGCTTGCTGTAGTTCATACTTAAGGTACATCCTCTCAACACCATCAAAATGGCGCTCATTGAAGTACTGGATGGCATCATCAACTAAATCATCTATTTGGTCATCATCAACATTTATCTCCAGGACAGGAGCACCTAGACGCCTTAAACAGTAATCAATTAATCCTTGACGTGTTGATGGTTTTGCCATTATTCTTCAACCTCTGAGTTCTGATAATCATCATCTTTTGTCGAAGGTTTTGATTTAGATCTGATAGTTACTGGTTCTGGTTTTTTATACTCTAAAAGTTCAGATAGTAATCTATTCTTTTCATCTTCAAACTCTTTTGTTAGTGTTTGAATTTTTGCCTCCAACAAAACATTTTGATTTGTTAGTGATGCTAATTTTTGATTATAAATGGTCACTAACACATTAATATCTACTTCACTATTCATAATCTCTAGAAGGTTCCTCCGTCAATTGTTGATGTCCAAGTTGGTTTACTTGTATATGTAGTAGCAACGTTTGTTGGATTTACGCTAGTACTTGCACCATCATCAACAATATCGTTAGTTGAATCAAATGTCCCTTGAACACCGATTAATGTCACACTATTTGATGAAGATGTTGTGGTTTTAACCATACCATACGCCGCACTATTATTTTGCTGCGTAACTTGTGATCCGGCAGCTAAAGATACATTACCACTCAACGTGAGAACAATTTCAGTGACTGCTGTTAATATTTGAGTTGAAGTTACTGTGGTATCAGCATCACCTGGTTGATTTGTAGATCTTTGAAGACCAGTGCTATCAAAATATACAATACCATTAGTATCATAATTACCAGATTGATAGTAGATACCTTTAATATCTAAGAAACCTTTTGCTCCTCCAACAACACTATTGCTAATAGATGCATCAGGAATGTAGGTTAATCTTCTGCTGTTATCAGCATGTGTTCCATGATTTAATGCACCTGCAGAACTATCAGCGATAGAACTGTCATCCATACCAAAGAAACCAGTTTTGTTATTTCCAACGCCACTGCTTGTGTTATAGTCGAATGAAATACCACGGTCTGTATTGGTATCAAATCCGTGAGTTACTGTAATTTGTGTGGTTGTAGAAAGACCAGCACTTGTTGTTCCACTAAATGTAACAACTTTTGCTGCAATATCAATTGCAGAAACTGTTGCAATACCTGAAGCATTAATGCTAGTTGCTACAAGAGTATCACCAGTATTAATACCAACAACAGAATCTAATCTTGCGGTGCTTACACCAGATTGAACATTAGTGATAACAGTTCTTACACTGGTTACATCACCAAGATTCATGATGGACTCATTAACAGTAACTGAACTTGAGTTTACTGTTGTAGATGTTCCATCAACTTGAAGATCACCTTTAATTATTACCTTTCCTTCGTTACTAAAACCATCAGGGAAAGGATCAATATAAAGAGTGTTTCCACCACCAGATCTGGTTGAAATGACGTTGGATGAAATACCAACGTTATCAATAACAAACTGACTACCTGTTGGAATCAGATATTGTTGTGCAACATTCCATACCCAGGGAGCACCAGTAACCTGAACGGCATTAGAATTATCCTCATCATATTCAATCTTGGAATCTTTACTGTCACCAAATACTAAGAACTGATCATCTGGGATAACAACTTCACCAGCGCCATTAGTTCTTAATACAATATCACCATCTGTATCATTAGATGAAATTGTATTTCCATCAATGGTTAGATTATCAACTGACCATTGATCAACTCTTGGTAAACGAGTGATTGCTCCAGTTCCACCAGGATTTCCTCCGTTGTCCGTTAAAAGGACAGGAATAAAACCATTTGATGGTGTTGTTGGGTTATCTTGCCCTGCAACTAATCCAGGTGCAATACTTAAAAGGTCTGTATAATACCGTCCACCAATTAATTGTGGATTTTGTGAGTTATCTCCAGCAAATACTCTTCCGCCCCTATTACCATGTGTTCCATTTCCAATTGTAAGTGCTAACTCACCATAATTTAGAGTACTTGGTGCAGAAGTACCAGTAGATCTTTTGACTCTAATGATACTCGCCATTAGAATGAGCCTCCATTAATATCTAAATTCTGTGTAGTTCCTGGCGTTAACTCTAATGTTGCGTCAAATTTATTTGTAGTGGAATTAAATACAAGAACCATTCCGTTCTCTAAACCACCACTTACATTAACATCACTCAAACCAGCAAGAGTTCCTGATGATTCTCCAGCAATTGAAGAAACAACTTTGATTGCGTTTTGTTGACCTACTCTTACTTTTATGTCTGGCATAGCATACCAATCTGGTAATTTTCAGGATCTAAAATATATTTATACGCCTTTCAATCCGAGTTTGGATACAACTTCTTGTTGCTTCAAAAATAACTTCATTGACGCCTTAAGCATACTTTTCAATTCATTGATATCATTGCATTCATCAATCTGCCTTGCGTGCTTTTCAAACTCAAACATCTTAGTAACTGAATCCAAAGAAATTTCGTTATGGTCGGGCATTGATTAACTCCATAAGTAGATTTTTGATTTCGTAAACATCTTTCTTCAGTTCGGCAATTTCTTCCTTCTGTTTTTGACGATCACGTTTCATTTTAATATACTGATTATATTCAGTAATATCACAGTTGATAATTGCACCTGATTCATTACGAAATAAATTTTTATGTCCCTCAACTGGTATCATGCTAAAGCAATCACTCTTAGATCTTTAAACTTGGCAGTGTATGCCTCATTTGTCCCACTCATTACAATTTTAATTGTAAATCCAACAAATAGATCAAGATTATCTGCGGTAAACTGATACTCTGAATATTCACCATCAGTATTTGGATTTACCTTACTATCAGGCAAACCATCATTTAAAGAAGTATCTATAACAGTATCTCCATAACCGTCTCCATTAACATCATTCAAATTATCATAACCTGGGAACAATTCATAAGTTTGTTCAACTTCACTGGAATCTGCTCTAATAAGTTTGTATAAAACTCTAAAATCACTAGATGAATTTCTATATGATGAGAGTAATACTTTCAGTGTTGATGCTGGTCTTTGTAGATTAACGGTATTTGAAATATAAACTGAAGCATGTGGATCACCTGTATTTTGATTTGATCTAGAATCAACCACATAATTGGTAATTGGTCTACTTAATCTATTTCTAGCAAATACAAATGTTGCTGCTTCAGAAAGATCAACAACTGGGGAAAGAGCAGTGTTATTTGTCTCCATTCTTATCCCAAGAGTTAATGATTTATTCTTAGGAAGAGATACCAATCTACTAGTTTCGTTAATATTTGAACATACAATTCTTGGTGTTGAAAGTTCGTTCACTTTATTGAGAGCAACAGATTCATATCCTTGATCTTGG